GAAATACATGAACAACATAGCTCTACACCTGACGCAGCTTGATATTGTAACCCACTACTTAAAGAAGGGTAAAAGCCTTACCCAGTTAGAGGCACTTGAGAAGTTTGGCATTATGAGGCTTGCCCCTCTTATCCATATTCTTCGAAAAGACGGTTTCAACATCAAAACAAAGCTTGTTGGTAAACAGCGATATGCAGCTTACCAGCTTGTTGCAGCTAACGACAACACTCCCCAAAAACCTACACAACTTGAACTTCCACTTTAAGGAGACGCCAATGATGGATTTCGTTGATGAAATACTTGATTACGAAGACTGGCTAGCAAATAACATGGTCATGCATGATTATGCAGAGCAAGCCATGCAACACGCCATTTACCCTGACGCCTTGATTTACCCAATGCTTGGTCTTCAAGGTGAAGTTGGTGAGCTGTCTGAAAAGCTTAAGAAGTTCTTTCGTGACAATGATTACGAAGTTGGAATGGAAGACTGCATAGCTGAAATGCCAGCTGAGCTGCGTCTTGAAATGGCAAAGGAACTGGGTGATGTATTATGGTACGTCACAGCAATTGCTTCTGACTTAGGCTATGAGCTTGATGAAGTAGCGCAGCTTAACCTCGACAAACTTCAAAGCAGAAGCCAGCGAGACAAAATCAAAGGCAACGGCGATAACCGTTGAGACTAATAGCCGACCTCGAGAGTAACGGCTTTTTAGAAACCCTTACAAAAATCCACTGTATTGCATTAATGGATGCTGACTCAGGTCAGCGTTGGGTCTATGGACCTGATGATATTGAAGAAGCACTCCAGAAGATGATGGAAGCATCCGAGCTTATACTGCACAACGGTATATGCTTTGATATTCCTGCGATACTGAAACTCTACCCACAATTTAGCACGGATGGGATAACCGTGACCGACACGCTTGTGTTATCACGCCTCATCCGTGCTGACCTCAGAAATGATGATTACAATCATGAGTGGGACGAAGAAACACTACCTAGACGATTACATGGGTCTCATAGCCTTAAAGCATGGGGCAGGAGACTTGGTGTTCTGAAAGGTGATTTCGGAGAGACCACAGACTGGTCTGAGTGGTCTCAAGAGATGCAGGATTACTGTGAGCAAGACGTTACTGTCACCCACGCTCTTTGGCAGCATTTGCAGCCTGAGAAGTGGTCAACAACAGCTATTCGCTTTGAGCATGACATTGCAGAGATTTGCAATCGGATTGGTCAAGCTGGCTGGACATTTGATATGGAAAAAGCTCAGGCCCTCTACGCTCATCTTTCAGCAGAAAAGATAAAGCTTGAGCAAGAACTGCAAGGGTTATTTCCACCTTGGAATGTCGAGTCTGAATTCATACCCAAGGTTAACAACAAGAAGCTTGGTTATGTTAAAGGCGAGCCATTCACTAAAGTTAAACAAATCGACTTCAACCCTAACAGCCGTAAGCACATCGAGCATTGTCTTAGGACAAAGTATGACTGGCAGCCTAAGGAATTTACATCTGCTGGTGATGCTAAGATTGATGAGACTGTCTTAATGCAGCTGCCCTATCGTGAAGCTCATAAGCTCTCACGAGCATTTATGATACAGAAACGACTAGGCCAGATGGCATCAGGAAAGACTGGTTGGTTAAATCTTGTCGATGATGACGGTAAAATTAGACACACCATTAATACACTTGGCACTGTTACAGGACGCTGCAGTAGCTTCTACCCAAATCTACAACAGGTTCCAGCTGTAAGAGCTGAATATGGCAGAGAGTGCCGTGAGTTGTTTACTGTCCCTGAAGGCTATGACTTAGTCGGAATAGACCTTAGTGGCATCGAGCTTAGGTGCTTCGCAGAGATGCTGCCTGACAACGGTGTCTATGGTCGCCAAATCCTTGAAGGTGATATCCACCAAATCAATGCAGACAATCTAGGCATCAGTCGAGACCAAGCAAAGACGGTTCAATACGCAATGCTATATGGCGGTGGTGAAAAGCGACTGGGTGAAATCCTTGGCGCAGGGCCGAGAGAAGGCAGGATACTGAAGCAAAGATACTTTAAGGCACTTCCTGCATTTGCACTGTTGATGAAGCAAATCAAACACGCACTTGATACTCGTGGCTACCTTCGTGGTCTAGACGGACGAAGACTTACTGTCCGAAGTGAGCATGGGGCCTTGAACGTTCTGCTGCAGTCAGCAGCCGCACTCATAGCAAAGAAATGGGTGCAGCTGGTCGACCAAGAACTCAAAGAATACGGCAATAGCAGTGAGATAATTGCTTTTGTTCATGACGAAATCGAAATCCAGACAAAAGGAGACCCACACTATGTCGGAAATCATATCGCTGTCAGAGCAGCGAAAAAAGCGGGGGAACACTTCGGGTTCAAAATCCCCATCGAGGCCGAATACCATGTCGGAAGAACATGGGCAGACGTCCATTAGTGATGAAGAAATGGCAGTCGTACTTAGCTTGTACACAGTAGTTCAACGAGCAAGACAACAGCCATTCACCACCAAAAGCCTGTTTGCCAGAGAGTTTGCTAACGAGATAGCTCTCTGCGCTTCAGAGCAATACATAACCACACGAGTTAACGACAATGCTTTTAGCAACGTTTGGATGGTAACTCATGAGGGCCTTGAGTTCATTGAAGGTGTTAATGATGTTCTTAGCCCTTGATACAGACATCATGCTCTACAAGGCTGCGTCTGCAGCTGAAGTAGAAACGGACTGGGGAAACGATATCTGGTCCTTACAAACAAACCTAAAAGACGCCAAAGACGCATTTGAAGCCCAGCTTGATAACATTACAACCAAGCTAGGTGTTAAAGACTTTGTTTGTTGCTTGTCAGACCATGGCAGCAACTTCCGTAAGCAAATAGACCCGACATATAAATCCAACCGCAAGGGGACTCGAAAGCCAGTAGGCTATGTAGCCCTTTGTGATTGGGTTGTCGAAAAGTATAGAACCTTTCGTAAGCCAACATTAGAGGCTGATGATTGCCTTGGGATATTGGCTACAATGCCAGTCAATAAGGACAAATGCATTATTGTTAGTGACGATAAAGACCTTAAAACCATTCCCTCAAAACTCTACCGACCTACTCAAGATGAACAGCTGACAGTCACCGAACAAGAGGCTGACACGTTCTTCCTGACACAGGTTCTCTGTGGGGATACGGCAGACGGATACAAAGGCGTCAAAGGTATAGGCCCTAAGACAGCTGAGAAGATACTTGGTCCCAGACCACACTGGGGAGCTGTTGAACAAGCCTACATCAAAGCAGGAATGACACGAGACGATGCTATCCAACAAGCAAGGCTAGCAAGGATATTACGCTGGTCCGACTGGGACGAGCAGAAAGGAGAGGTAATATTATGGACCCCATAGACGAATACATTGGTCATGAAGAATACATGAAGCGTATGGCAGACCAACTTAATAGGCCAGACATGGTCAACAACCCACCACACTATAACCAAGGTGAAATCGAATGTATCGATGCCATAGAGAGTGCATTGGGGCCAGACGGTTTCAAAGCTTATTGCCGTGGGAACGCACTCAAGTATTTGTGGCGCAGCGAATACAAAGGCAACAGCGAAGCCGACCTTAATAAAGCTAATTGGTATTTGAACCGCATTATTCAGAAAGGATTACCAGAGACACATGACTTCTAAGCACAACCACCATTACGGTCCCTCATTAGCTCTGAGCGAAGAGTTAGACCAAGTCAAATACCGACAAACAGGCGAAGACTTTTACAGCAAGATAGTACGCATCGCTGATGCATTAAAAGACAACCCACAGCATTTTGAGGAGTTCAAAGATGCATTACGTCATATGCGTTTCTTACCAGCTGGTAGGGTCCAAAACGCAATTGGGGCGGCGAGACAAACAACAGCATATAACTGCTTCGTCAGTGGCCTCATCGAGGATAGCATGGAAAGCATTATGCTCCGTGCTACGGAAGCAGCAGAAACCATGAGAAGGGGCGGTGGTCAGGGGTATTGCTTTAGCCGCCTCAGACCTCGTGGTGACAGGATTAAGTCATTAGACAGCATGAGCAGCGGTCCTGTGTCTTTCATGGGTATCTTTGATGCTGTATGTCAGACCATAGCCAGCTCTGGTCACCGCCGTGGCGCACAGATGGGGGTCTTACGCATCGACCATCCTGACATCGAACAGTTTATCAGTGCCAAGCATAACTCAGACAAGCTTACAGGCTTTAACATTTCAGTAGGTGTGACCGATGAGTTTATGGAACACCTTACTTCCAGAAAGCCTTTTCCATTAAGGTTTG